TTTTTTTTATGGAAAAAGATAAACTTAAACTGATCACAAGAAATCTTAGACTCTTAGTTGATGCATTGGAATCAGAAGTCTATTCTGATGTTGAGTCATACACCAGTAGGTTAGAAGAAACTCTACCTCCCCTTCCAGATTATGATGAGGTTTACGAAGATGATGAGTGATGATTGGAGATACTCTGAAAACCGAATGAAACTTCGTCAACAGTGTCTCAGTATTCTGTTAAATAAGTATGGAAGAACTAAGATAGAAGAAGAATCATATAGTACTCAAGACATCTATGAATGTGTAGACACTTGGGTTTCTCAGGGTAACCAATTAAGTAATGGAATAGTTTCTTATTTCGATACGTATTTCAATCATGAAAACAAAAAAAGCAATTAAGTACATCCTCAAACATCCTGAACTCTTTAGTGAAGGTGAAAGGCTCTATGTCGAAAGAGTTAAACGAGAACGTAAACAATTAAAGTCTAGTAAAACATATGAATCAAGCCAAACTAATCTCAGTAACACCTGATGCAGAGAAACACATAGCATATTGTGCACGTGTAAGTAATCCAAACAATCAGGACAGTGAGAAGTTCGCAGGTCTTCTGAAGTACTGTATCAAACATCAACATTGGTCTATTTTTGAACAGGCATTTATGTCTATGGAGATTGAGACTACGAGAGGTATTGCAGCACAAGTATTGCGTCATAGAAGTTTCACCTTTCAAGAGTTTTCACAGAGGTATGCAAGTACTAATCTTTTGAACTCTGAGATTGAACTTCCTGAACTCCGTCGTCAGGATGATAAGAATCGTCAGAATAGTATTGATGACCTTGACCCTGAGATGGTCGATAAAATCAACCGTCAGATGGTTACTTTATTCAGTTCTGCATCTAATCTTTATAATCAGATGTTGGAGGCTGGTGTCGCAAAGGAATGTGCACGCTTTGTATTGCCCCTTGCAACACCAACCAGAATGTATATGACTGGCAGTCTACGGAGCTGGATTACCTACATTGCTCTACGAGAGAAGAATGGAACACAGAAAGAGCATATGGAAATTGCAAAATCTTGTAAGGAGATATTTTGTAAAGAGTTTCCCATAACAGCAGAAGCACTTGGAGGTATTGATAATGAGTGGTTGATATAATATAAATATCAACACAAACATAATGGAGGTGAAAATTTTGGCAACATATCCAATTAAGAATAAAGATACTGGTGAGACTAAAGAAGTGCAGATGAGTGTTCATGACTGGTCTCAGTGGTGTAAAGACAATCCAGACTGGTCAAGGTATTATACTCCAGATAATGCTCCATGTTTAGGTATTGAAATGGGTGACCCCTTAAGTAAAATCTATACTAAACATCCTGGATGGAAGGATGTAATTGGAAAGGCAAAACAACAACCAGGTAGTAACCTAAAACATTACGACTAACATCATATGGCAGTAAAAAAGAAAGCAGGTATTGGTAACACCAACCCAGTACCATTTGGTATGAGCAACAAGACAATGAAGAGGAAGAAACCTATCAATCTTGATTATATCAAGAAGGTGGAACCGATTACAGAGAACCAAGAACTGTTCTTTGAGAAGTATAAGAGTCAACAGAACCTTGTTGCATACGGTTGTGCTGGTACTGGTAAGACCTTTATCTCCCTCTACAACGCCCTTCTAGACGTTCTAGACCCTAGGACACCCTACGAGAAGATTTACATCGTCAGGTCCCTCGTACCCACCAGAGAGATTGGTTTCCTTCCCGGTGACCATGAGGACAAGTCATCTCTGTATCAGATACCATATAAGAATATGGTGAAGTATATGTTTGAGATGCCTGATGATGCTTCTTTTGAGATGTTGTATAACAACTTGAAAGCACAAGGCACTATCTCTTTCTGGTCCACGTCATTCATTCGTGGTACAACACTAGACAATGTGATTGTAATTGTTGATGAGTTCCAGAACCTGAACTTCCATGAACTGGACTCGATGATTACTCGTATTGGTGAGCACTCTAAGATTATGTTCTGTGGTGATGCAACTCAGTCTGACCTTACCAAACAGAACGAACGAAACGGCATTGCAGACTTCATGAGAATCTTGACGAACATGCCATCTTTTGATACAATTGAGTTTAACGCAGAGGATATCTGCAGAAGTGGTCTCGTGAAGGAGTACATCATTGCTAAACTTGAACTTGGTATGTAATGTTTAATCATCAGGATGTTCCTTTCGTTCCTATTGAACGAGAGAGTATTGACGGAGTTCGTTACTATAAAGTATTTGGAACTGAAGAACTTGTAAGGATGCCATCTATCACTTCGGTGATTAGTTGGAGAAACAAAGACAAGTTCAAGGCATGGAGAAAGAAAGTTGGTGAACAAGAAGCCAACAACATTACTCGTAAGGCTACCCATCGTGGTACTGATGCACATACATTGATTGAGGAGTATCTGAACAACTCAGATACTTTCTCTGATGTTCTTCCTTTGTCTCAGTTCCTATTCAAACAGGCTAAACCTGACTTGGATAAGATTGATAACATCCTATGTCAAGAAACTGCATTGTATAGTACTGAACTAGGTATCGCCGGTTCTGTTGACTGTATCGCAGAACATACTGGAGAAAATGGTGAACCTGAACTGGCTATCATTGACTTCAAGACATCGGTCAAACCCAAGAAAAGAGAGTGGATTGAAGACTACTTTGTTCAGTGTGCAGCATATGCTTGTATGTTGTATGAGATGAAGGGTCTTATAGTCAAAAAATTTGTAATCATTATGACCTGTGAAAATGGAGAGGTTGAAGTCTATGAAGAATATGATAAGTCCAAATATATTAAGTTACTTATCCAGTACATCCACGAATTTGTGGAATCTAAACTCAGAGAATATGCAAAGTCCTGAAGAACTAAGTGTCGATAAAATTATAGAAAAGAAATTCTATAGTAGTCGAACTTTTGCTGAAGAGATTGAATCCATCGTCAAAAACTGTAATGGTATGAAATACGTAGATGCAATTGTGTATTTTTGTGAAAAGAATAGTTTAGATCTTGAATCTATCCCTAAACTGATTTCGAAACCTCTTAAGGAACGATTGAAAGCAGAGGCAATGGAATTGAATCTACTGAAGAAAACATCTCACGCTAAACTTCCTATATGATACCTAAGGTGCAACCATATGACTGTTATAAAACATACCTTGGATTGAAGAACCATTTTTGTAAAAAAAATTATGATTACCATCGTTATGGTGGTAAGTCTAGAGCATCTCTTCAGTCATTTTACAAACGGCGTGACAGATTTTTCTTTGAGAAGTTGTCACGACAAAAAAATGACACAGAAGTTGTTGAGTTTTTCGTATCTGCGTTTGTGTCATGTACAGACCCACAGTCTCTTTGGATTGGGGAGATTGTCAGAAACGGAGAACAGAATTATACTGAGTGGAAGAAACGTATTCAATCGTTAACTTATACATTCAAGACTGAGATAGAAGATGTCTTTACAAACAAAGACTTTGATGGTATGTTTAGAGTTGAGGGAACGAGACACCCTCAAATCATAAAGGAATATTTGGGAAAGAATATTTCGATTGAAACGTTTATCATTCTGAATAAGATAATCGGTTTCAAAGATGATTTTGATAAGAAACTTTCTGACCCTGTGTGGAAATTCTTATCGATGAGAATCAATAAGTATAATTCCTTTATACATATTGATATATTTAAATTCAAATCAATTTTAAAGGAGATAATAGTTAATGACTCTTGACAATGCAACCGTACTTGAGAACCTGCGGAAACGGCGAGTTGAAGTAGAACAAGGACTTGAAACTATTAGAGAGATGCACCTGAAACTTGTCGGTGCAATCGAAGTTCTAGAACAAATTGAAGAGCAAAATGCTTCTACAGAAACATCAGAAATTGAAGTCGTAGAGGGCGAATGAGTTTCTTTGAGTCAGAAATGGTTCAGCAAGAGATGAAAAAAATTGCTGAACTGCAGGAAAAAATTTATACGAAAGTTTTTACCTTTGCATCGATGAATGACCAGGATAAACTTGAACACATTGAAATGTTGGACGAGTTGTTGAAGAAACAACAAATTCTTTATGCTAGAATGAGTTTGTCTGATGACCCACAAGCAAAAGATATGAAAGATAACATCATGACTTCTGCGGTTCAACTTGGGTTTCCACCTGATGTAGATCTGACATACGTGTTTTCAAATATGACTAACATCATTGATAACATGAAAAAATCACTTAACAATAGGGACTGAAGAGTCTACAATAAAAGAGACCTAGGAAGTCTATAAACTCATCTAACAGACCAAATAAAACTAATATGGGTAATAAAAAATGAGTTTTTCTTCAATGAAAAAACAGTCATCACTTGGTAATCTAACTTCCAAACTAGTGAAAGAGGTTGAGAAGTTAGAAAGTAAAGGTGGTGGTGCAGATGAACGTCTTTGGAAACCAGAAATGGATAAGAGTGGTAATGGATATGCGGTGATTCGTTTCCTTCCTGCTCCAGACGGTGAAGATCTGCCATGGGTGAAACTGTTTTCTCACGCGTTTCAAGGTCCTGGTGGATGGTATATTGAAAATTCTCTAACTACTATTGGTGGTAAAGATCCTATCGGTGAACTCAATCGTGAGTTGTGGAACAGTGGTAGTGATGCTGATAAAGATATTGCACGTAAACAAAAACGTAAACTATCATTCTACGCAAATATCTACGTTGTAAAAGATCCTGCCAATCCTCAGAACGAAGGTAAAGTATTTCTTTATAAGTTTGGTAAGAAGATCTTTGATAAGATTATGGATGTGATGCAACCAGAGTTTGAGGATGAGACCCCAATCAATCCTTTTGACTTTTGGAAGGGTGCAAATTTTAAAATGAAACTTAGAAAGGTTGAAGGTTATTGGAATTATGATAAGTCTGAGTTTGATAGTCCAAGTACATTACTAGATGATGATGATGCATTAGAAGCCATCTGGAAAAAGCAGTATTCATTGACTAAATTCACTGAACCAGACCAATTCAAATCTTATGATGAACTGAAGAAACGCCTAGACATGGTTCTTGGCAATAAAGCACAAGCACGCCAAGAAGAGCAGGAGACTGAGTATGACAACTATGCAGCAACTGAACAACGCGCTGTTAGTGAAGAACAAGTCATGCAAAAACTTGAGGACTCTTACCAAGCATCAAAGAATGTTGAGTCAACATCCTCTACTGATGACGATGACCCGCTCAGCTATTTCTCAAAATTGGCTGAGTCTTGACTCATAACATATAATTCTAATGGGGTTGTAACTTTGGTTACGACCCTTTTTTTATGTCAAAACGAAATTGCGGCCTTGATTCCAAAAAGGCCGCCAAAAAAATCCCAGTAAAAAATGCCCCTATTACTTTTTTATTACTGGAATAGTCTAATATTCTCTCCTCTTACCAGACCAGGAGATACATACTGCGAAGAACCCTTACCATAGGGCATTACTGCTTCAAGGTCGTCAATAATTAGTGCGAGATAGAATGGTTTAATTACGAATATATTTCTTTTCTTATTTTGTTCTGATACTTCGTATTCATAATTTGATACAGGATATGCACCCTGACGAGTAATAGTCTGATCTAGACCCTCATCATAAAATGTAACACTATAGTCACTAGGTACAATAACACCCTGTGGGACAATAATTGTATTTTGACTATCTTTTACTTGACTCGTAATATGGTGTTTTGTGGCATATGCATTTTCATATGAACCATACTTGTCAAGTAAGTAATTATCGAACGATTCTTGAGATAATGGCCATTCATCTTCAAAATGAATAATATTATTACATAGCATAATCAGCCAATCAAGGTTGGCATCACCATAAACCTTTTGTGCAACATTATCCGGTCTTTCGTCACCAATGACTTGATATTTGGTAAAGAATCCTAGATTGTTTAGGATATCTTCTCTTATTTTGGCCCTTTTGAATAAGTTTTTGACTTCTGTGTAATCAGAGATTTTCTGACCACTAGAAGTTCTATCTACATATTCAAAATCTGGAATATATCTAAAATATGGTTTGGCCATTAGTAACCAGTGCCTCCTACTCCATCATGTTCGTGTTGATATATTGGCTCAAGTTCACTAAATGTCATAGAAATTTTGTATTGTGTCATTGAACCATCTTTATATGTCATGTAACTATTACCTGGTGTGTAATCGGCTCCAAAGTTGGTGAGAGCACAAGGTTTAAAATGATTCAGAAAGGGATGATCTCCTCCACTATTATGTATATACTTTAATTGAAAGATATTAGGTGTATACAGAAAAAGTCTTTGCGGTGCTATTTGGGGTGCCATCGATTTTTTGAAGAATCGTATTATGTTTTTAACAATTATTGCTTCAGTATCAGATCTTGGTGTAAAGGTAAAATTAAACTTGAATTGTCTTAACCTTGGACCCTTAAACAACAGTTCAAGATTCTTATTTAAAACCTGACCTGTAGCTCTTCCTACTACATTGGCTCCAACTGCCTGACCGGCAAAATATGCAGTAAGGAATGGACCTAATCCGTCAGAATTGAGAAGTCTTTGTGCTGCTCTACCTCCACCACCTAGTAGATTACCCACCGCGGCTCCGAAATCGCCCCCGGTGGAGGAGTTTCTAATACCAGTAATTGCATCAGCTGCAAGACCGGCTCCTGTCATTTGAATTTGATTGATCTCATCTTGATTCCAATCAATTGAATTAGATTCACTTAAATTGGGTTGCATCGGTAACTGTATTGTTCCGACCACATCTCCCAATTTAGCAAAAACACCTTTTTCATTGCTACTATTCAAATTTGGTGAAACGATCTTACCGTTAGAACCTCTAGTATCTCTAAGAATACCTGCATTGTTAGTTGTATATTTGCGACCAACAATTTGAATATAATCATATCCAAAGGATGTAAGGTCTGCTTCTGGATATTGTAGAAGTAATTTACTATCTTTACCACTATTTCTATCACCATAATAAGGATCGCTTAAATCAATTGGATTAGTAATTGATTTAGGATCACCTACATTAGCAAAAGTTGTTCCAAAAGGAAGTGCATCATCTGCTGTTCCTAAAAATGCATCACCATCTAACGATCCAAAGTCCGTAAAAGTTAAACCACTAGAAAACCCATCAGGTGCTAAAAAACTATCAACACTACCATTAAAAATGTCACCACCAGTAAGAGTACCGTTGTCTACAGCACTACTACCAGATCCTTGTTCTTCACCACCACTTAAAGGTGCTTCATTATCACTTGAAGGTACTACTTCAAGTTCAACAACTGTTGGTGGTGTCGGTGGTTCTTCAGTATTTGCGAGAGACTTATAACCAGGTGTTTGTTGTAATTCTTGATATTCCTTTCTTGAGGTACTGCCCGAGAGGTTTTCTTCTGCTAAATTTAAAGTTGCTTGTTTTACACCTGAGTTTAAGTTTGTATATTGTTGAGTATTTTCTCCTGTAAAAAAATCATTAAAATCTTCTTGATTTACTATTGTGGTTTTGTTACTTGAAGCATTATATTGATATATTAACTTGTTACCAAATAAAGTTTTTTTATATACGTCATAATTTCCATTTGATATATTGGTTATAACAACAATATCACTTTTACCTTGTTGACCAGAAGGTGCTATAGTGCCGTTATTACGAGGAAAGCTTGCTTGATATCTCGTTGGATCATTTCCCCCCAAACTTTCCCAACCTGAGGTACTTTTGCTTGCCACTATTTCATTTCTCCTAATAATGGTTACTAACCCGTTTAGTTATTTATTGTAAAACTCTGATAAGGAATCGCACGAAGTGTTTTAAGTTCCATAGGATCAACTACACGAAGAATTGAAGCTTCTTCCCAAGTATAATTCCTAAAATCACCCCAATGATAATTGAGACCACGAAACCCCCATTCAAAGACACCAACACAAGCAATTAACGGAAACTG